AAAATAACGAGGGAGGCGACTTAGGTGGCGCGGGTGATAATCAATGGAAAGATAATTTGCCTGAAAATATTCGTAACTGGGATGAAGCAAAGAATTCTAAAAGTGAAGACTCTTTTTGGGAGCAGATGTCAAACATGCGCTCAATGATGGGGCAGTCAATTCGTGTTCCCAGTAAAGATGCAAGTAAAGAAGATAAGCTTGCCTTTAATCAGCGTTTGATGGAGAAAGTGCCTAACTTAATGACGAAGCCGGACATTGATGATAATGATGTTATGGATGCGTTTTACAGTCAGATGGGGCGACCCGAAGAGTCTTCTTCTTATGATGAGCCACAAATTGATATGCCAGACGGTTTGATTGCAGAAGATAATTTAGCGAGCGGTTTTAAAGATATTGCTTTTAAACATGGTTTATCGCAGAAGCAATATGAAGGCGTATTAAAAGATTACACGCAAACCACGATTGAGCAAGCGCAAGCACAACTTGGACAGCATCAACAAAGCATGAAGGGTCTAACGGACGAATGGGGTATGAAATATGAGAACAATATGGAAAAAGCCGAAGCCATTCGTTCAAAATATTTCCCCGATGTAATGACCGATCTTAAAATGGCAGGTGCCGATACAATAAAAGCATTTGCTAATATTGCTGATCGGTTTGGCAAAGAAGGTGCCGGAAATCTTATTGATGAGCAGCGTATGGAGCATAGCAACGCCATTGCACCACAAGAAGCGGGTGAGCGACTCAATGAAATCCTTAGTAATAAGGAACATGCGTACTGGAATGCGCACGATCCAGTGCATCAGCAGGCCGTCGATAAGGTGTTAAAACTCACTAAAATGGCGAACCCTAAAATGTCAACGGATGTAAATGAGTTAAGAAGTTCCTAATAAAGTTTGAAACATAAGGTAAGTTGGTCTATATTCCAATTATTGGGATAGCAAGTCGCACTTTGATTTGTCCAATCGACCCCGTTCAGCGTTCACGGAGAAAAGCGCAGCCATAGTCCAAAATATGTTGGGTAGCTTCAGGCGAAGAGAAATTTTCGTTAATTAAACTGGAGCTATCACAATGGCTATTTCAATTAGTAACGTCTATATCCAGACGTTTGAAAACATCGTTCGTCACCTTGCCCAACAAAAACAAGCGCGTTTGCGCATGTGTGTTGATGAGCGTGGCGTATCCTCTGAAAAACATAACTGGGAACGCATGGGCTCGAATGTAGCCGTAGCAAAAACCAGCGCGCGTATTGCCACACCTGAAAATGATTCAAGTTGGTCGCGCCGCGTATCAGTAGCAACAACCTTCCATGTTGGTGATACCGTCGAGCAAGAAGATCCCATTCAAATGCTTGTCGATCCGCAATCCAATATTGCGTACTCATTAGCAATGGCAATGAAACGTGCGCAAGATGATTCCATTATTGCTGCCGCAACAGGCAACTCATTAGATGGTGCGGGTGCCGCAGTTGTTTTCCCTGCGGGACAAAAGATTGGTAATGGTTTAGGTGTATTTAGTTTTGATGGTGTCACTGCGGTTTATGAGAAATTCATGAACAATGATATTGACCCAGAAGAAACCAAGTACATGGTTATTGGCCCAACTCAGTTGCGTAAGATGCAACAACTCACCGAGTACACTTCAAGCGATTACGTGAACATTAAATCCCTTGCAACGAATGGTTTTGTTCGTTCATGGATGGGCTTTGATTGGATCGTCTCTACTCGTTTACTGGCTCCGGCTGGTGGTGAAATCTCTTGCCTTGCCTTTACAAAACGTGCGATTGGCTTGCAAATGAACCGCGATATTGCGGTGCGTGTTGCAGAAGATCCAAGCATCAGTTTTGCATGGCGCGTGTACTGCTACGGTACATGGGGTGCAACGCGTGTGGAAGATGAGCAGATTGTTCATTGGCACTTAAAAGACGCATTAGTGTAATTAAATCGGGGTAGGTAAAAATACCTACCCCTTTTTTTACAGGAGAAATAATTATGGCAGTCGGACAAGTAAGCCCTTATAACGCAGGCGAAGCACAAGTTGTAGCTAAAGTTATTACCACTTTTGCAGATGTAGGCGCGGGAAATATTTCTGTGATGTATGGCACAACCATCTCTGTACACCGTCAACTAGAAATAACAGAACGACTCTTTCAATGTTTAGAAGCCCTTATTGAAGAAGGTTTTCCCACACCTGTTGCAAATAGAGTTGCAACACTTTCGATAGATGGCGGTAAAGGTCAAGTTGTTATTGCGGAGCAAGCAGATATAGCTGTTCCTAATGAAGCAAATGTATCAATCGCTTATAACGTTACGTTTGATAATAGTCCTGCTTCAACATTAAACCTCGAAGTAACCGCAGCACGATTGATTGATGAAACTAATCATGCATTAGGTTTACTTTAAATTATAAATATTATGGAGAGTAACAAATGAAATTAGGTGCAAACATTACAGATCAGAATGCGATTGCCCGTATGTTTAATGATGGTGATGACGCTGAATACATTAGCAATCAACTTCAAATTGATATTGATGTCGTTACATCATTCTCACCAACACCAAAAGAAGCAAAAGGCAAAAATAAATTAGCAGAAAAGTTTGATAAGTAATCATGGCTATTTCTCAGGTCAGCATTTGTAACTTAGCGTTAAGTTGGTTGGCGGGTAATCTTATTATCTCAATAGATGATAACATTAACGAAGCTAAACTTTGTAAAGCAAATTATGATTTGTCGCGTGATGCCGTCTTAGAATCAATCGCTTGGACATTCGCAACCAAGCGTTATCTCTTAACCCCAGAAGTTAATACACCCGCATGGGGTTATGCACAACAATTCACAATGCCGCCAGAAATTATCACTGTATTAGAAGTAAGTGCCAACAGCGGTGAAGCCAATGGTGCAAATGATTTGGATTGGCGTAGAGAGGGCAATTTAATTCTATGTGATGCAGCCAAAGTATTTGTTAAAGCTATTTATCGAGAAGAAGATCCCGCACGTTATACCCCTAACTTTATCCAAGCCTTTGCTGCGCGCATTGCGGCTGAAATTTGTATTCCATTAACAGAGTCACTTGAGTTATTAAAATTAATGGAAGGCAAATATCAAGAACGATTAAGAATTGCAGCCGCAACAGATGGTATTCAAGGTAAAACAGATATTGCTCAATCCAGAGTATTAACTGGGGTACGTGTCTAATGCCCAGCATGGCAGATGAAAAGTACCGCAAACTATCTTTAGCATTAGCAAAGGATGGTCACACGCGAGACTTAGAAGTGGAATGGTTGCTTTCAGGTTTAGGTGCTTATACGGGGCCGATGGTACTTAATGATTTATGGATGGCACTATTTGATGTTGCATTAATTCCCGCAGGCCAATTCAATGATAGAGCTTATGCATGGTTAGCCGGTCTTGGTTTTACTCAAGCCCAGTTAAATGATCGCTGGCTTGCTTATTGGAGTAGTTGATATGCCTTCACATCAAGCAAGCGTACACGAATTTGCAGGCCGTGCAATGCAGGGGCTAATAGAGAATCAAGCCGCATATCGATCAATAGAAAAGTCAGCCTTTAATGAGGGCTCTGATCTTAAAACCGTTTTGGCAAGAATCTCTTATGAGATTGCGGAAGTCATGATGATAGAAGCGGCACTACATTAAGATGAATAAATTAAAACCCATTCAGTACGGCTTTAAAGCTGGTGAAATCACGCCATTATTAACAGGTGATACACAGGCCAAGGTGTATAAAAATGGATTAGCCGAAAGCCTCAATATGATACCGCGCGCACAAGGGCCAGTTGAATCAAGAGAAGGATCAGTATATTTAGGTGATGCTAATGACGCAAATGATATACGACTCTTATCGTTTAACGTAGCTCGTGGCAAAGATTTTATTATTGAATTAACACCCTTGTCCATGCGCATTTTTGATTTGAATGGTTTAGTGAACATCGGTGGACAAGAAATGGTGCGCGATCCTTTCTTTATTCGTCACTTGGATATTTGGAATGATGTTTCACAAAATGGCGTATTGACTTTCGATCACAGTTTTAACATTGCTATTATGACAAACAGTAATGCTGGGGGTGGAAATCGC